AAACAAGGATTGGCAATGAAATACCTGTTGGATGAAATCACAACAGACCTGACCTATGGAGGCGGGGCAGGCGGGTCGAAATCGTTTACGGGTTGTGCATGGCTGATTATTTCCTGTCTGCGTTATCCCTATACCCGTTGGCTGATGGGTAGATCAAAACTGAAAAGCCTTCAGGAAACCACATTAGTCACCTTCTTTGATGTTTGTCAGCAATGGCACATCGAACCGGACACACATTTTAAGTATAATTCAAAGTCCAATGTCATCACCTTTGAAAAGGACTACGGGGGTTCGATTATCCTTCTGAAAGATTTGTTTGCCTATCCTTCAGACCCCGACTTTGATTCATTAGGTTCGCTTGAAATAACCGGGGCTTTTGTTGACGAGGCATCACAGATCACAGCCAAAGCACGTGAAATCATCCGGTCAAGGATTCGATATAAGTTGGACAACTTCTGTCCACGTTGCGCCCGTCAACGAACCGTGCTGTTGGATGGAAACGGTAGGTGGAAGTGTGAATGCGGAAATTATACCAAAGGTCTTGTGCCTAAGATGCTGATGACCTGTAACCCGACAAAGGGATGGCTTTATACGGATTTCTATAAACCCTGGAAAGAAGGAAGGTTACCTGAAAATAAAAAATTCATTCAGGTTCTTGCCAAAGATAATAAGTACACCCAATCGTCCTATCTTGAAAACCTGGAAGGGCTGACCGGATCGAATCGGGACAGGCTCCTGCTTGGTGAATGGGAATATGATACCGATGATTGGAACCTGATAGAATATGATGCGATCCAAGATGTGTTCACCAATGAGATCAAAGGTGGGGAACGGGTCATCACGGCTGACATCGCCCGTCAGGGTCGGGACAAGACCGTTGTTTGCGTGTGGGACGGGTTGATCCTGATTAAGATTTATACATTAGCCAAAAATACCATCCCTGAATCCGCAGACCTGATTCGTGATGCCCAACGGACGTATGGTGTCCATACCGATAATGTATACATTGACGCAGATGGCATCGGTGGAGCGACACAAGACCTACTGCCTGATACACAAGGGATTGTATCAAATTCACCGCCTGTTTTTGTCGAAGGGGCTAAAGAAAACTTCGGTAATCTGAAAAGTCAGCTTTACTTCTATCTGTCGGAATGTATCAATGAACGAAGGATGCGCATTGTACCGACTGAATTTCGGGATCAGATCGTTCAGGAATTGGAATGGTGTCGTCAAAAGTCAGCTGATATGGACGGGAAATTTTATGTGATCCCTAAACAGGAAATTCGTGAAAATATCGGTCGTTCACCTGACTTTATGGACTGCCTTGCTTATCGGATGATGCACGAACTAAACGATGGATGTCAATATTTATAATATGCTAAAAGAAGAATTAACCTTTGACCATGTTTTCGGAACGATAGTCCCGGCATGGTATCATGTGGTCTTTCGTGACCCGAAATTAGAGAAGTTGGCATTGGAAAGGGGAGAAATCTGCCGGACGTGCGAACACCTGAACCATTTTGTCAAACACCGGAAGTTTGGGAAGAAGTGCGGATTGTGCGGTTGCCCGATCATCTCGTTGGTCAGAAGTGAATCGTCAAAGTGTAAAGCAGGTAAATGGTAACGTGATGTATCAGTAATGCTGTTATCCTTCCAAATTAGACGGATATAAAGAATCTTCTATGTAAATTTGCAAATTCCGATTTTTTTACTATATTTGTCTGTCTTTGCTTTGTTTTTTAGTTCAGAAAGGTGCAATCTCCCATGTTGCGCCTTTCGCTTTTTACCCCCCTATTGACAAGTGTAAATAATTGAATTTACTTTACAATCGGGTTTATGATCTTGGTCTGATCTAAATTTGATTGACTATGGCAGATATTGTGTGTTCAACTTATTGCACATCTTGGCTTGACGGTCACGCCATCCCTACGGACTGTGCATCGGTTGACTTTGGATTCCCTTCAATGGTGATCCTTGCTGCCCCTGATACCACATTTTCGTTTTCTTCGGACAACCTGGTTCCAACGGTCGCTGAATTTACTACCGCAGGAAGTGATATTTTCATCATTTCCGATATTGCCAACGGTGTGAAGATGGCCCCGGAAATCCAATCCATATCGGCTGCTGACACGCCCGACAACCTGGAGGAAGTGATTTCGGAAATGGACGGTATTAGTGGAAACATCGTTCGGTTCAATACAGACATTTACAATGATCTGGAAAAACTGAACTGCTACAAGCGTCTGCGTATGTGGTATGTAACCAACAAGGGTTACTGTTTCGGTGGTCTTACGGGCTACCTGATTAAAAACTACATACCTGATTGGACACATGACGGCTACGGGAACCGTTCCAAGTTCCCATTCGAGTTTCGTTGGTTCAAAACTCCGGCAACAACGACCGGAACCGCACAGGACATGGCTTATCTTGATCTGACTAACTAATGGTTCTATCAGACGTTCAAATAGTAGACAAGATACTACGTCCTGAACGTGCGGATGACATTCGGGAGGCTATTGCCCTTCAGAATGAAATGAAGGTTCACGTTACGAGCGAGGGGTATGAAGATGCGTTAAAACGCACGATGGGTAAAGAACGGGCCATTGACTTCGGCCTGACCCGTGAACTACGCCAGCCCGTAACGCTGTTCCTGACCAAGAAGATCAAAGACGAACTTTCACGGTGGAAGAACACGCAGGGAACACGCAAGACCTACCGGTTCGGGGAAAAGAAAGAAGAAGAAGCCCGTTTCCGTGAAATCCTTGAAAAGGTTTGGAAAAATTCATCCATCGAACAGTTCGCCTATTGGATGAACGATGCCATCTATACCGACTTTAACGGCTTTGCATTGGTCGAAAACCCGGCTAAGACAAAAGAAGGTGTTATCCGTGACGGCATCCCTTACAAGGGAAAAGCAAGCCCGTATATCATCTTCAAGGCTATCGAAGATGTCCAGGACTTCAAGCAGAACGGCCGAAAGGTCGAATACCTGATCTTGAAGTACGGGTTCAAAATGATTGCCGTTCCAAACGGTGAATCCATCCGTCAAGAACTATTTCGGGTGATTGACGATGAAAAGGACGCAATATATTATATACAGGAAGATCAGTTAGTACAAGACCCGGACAATATTGTTATCCCAAACACATTAGGCTACGTCCCGTCTATTCAGATCGGGGACTTATTGTGCCACACCTTAAATGATAACGTCAAGACTTCGTGTATTCACCAGGTCCAACCGCAACTGAACGACTACATGGTGCGTCACGCTGAACACGTTTCATCTGAAGTTCAGCACGCCTATCCGATTCTTGCTATTAAAGGGCAGAAATGTAACTATGTCCATACCAACGGGTCGGCTTGTTCTAAGGGGAAGATACACGATGAAAGCGGAAACGAAGTCAACTGCCCCCGTTGTGGGGGTTCGGGTGCTATTTCCATCCGCAATTCAAGCCAGGTTGTGTTGATCCCTGAATTGGACAAACAGGGCAAGACCTATGACCCCGGAAAGGTGGGCGAATATATTGTACCACCGACACGGATTCTTGAACACCAGGCAAAGGAATTGGATGACCTTGAAAACACGATCATCTATTCAGGAACGGGGATTGCTAAAGCGTTGGCTAAGAGTTCGATTCAAACCGCAACAGAAATTGTACTAAACATCAAGCCGTTGGAAGATAAGATTTCTTCGATCTTGGATAACATCGAAATCGTGGAATGTTTCTTGACGGATGCCATCGGACGGATGATCTATAAGAACACTTATCAAGGTAGTGAAATCCATTACGGGCGAAAACTGAACCTGCGGGAAGAAAACGTGATTCAGGATGAAATCGAACAAGCCAAGCGGTCGGGACTGCCGATTTCCTATATCCGGGGATTGCTTCAGGAATTGATCGCTACCCGTAACCGTAATTCCCGTACCGATATGGAACGGGCATTCATGCTGTTAGACCTTGAACCAATGGCAGTCTATTCCTTACAGGAAGTGCTTGATTCTGAATATACTTCTAAGGAAATAAAGGTCTATAAGATGAATTTTGACGACTACATAGACCGATTTGAATTGGAACATGGCCCTGTCGTGCTGTTTGAAGCATTAAAGGACTATCAATCAAGGATTAAGAAGATCAGAAAGATTCTCGACAAATACAATAATGAACAAATCACACAAAATGGTACGGGTACTGAAAATCGAACAGACGGGCAATAAGGAAACCCGAAGAGAAATGCAATTCACCGAGGCGCTATGGGAGGACATACGCAAACTGAAGTTAGCCGGTGTTACGTGGGAACTTATTCCAAAAGAAACGCCAAAGATACCTTTGGACATTCCGAAGGTAATCGTTCCTCCGGTAGTTATACCCGAACCACCTGTGATCGAACCCCCGATTGTTCCTGAAGTTCTGTTGCACGAAGCAACGATTCCTTCACATGAAGTTATAGAAGTTAAACCTAAAAGGGTAAAAAATGAAAATCCAACGGTTCCGAAAAAACGGTCAACCAACAAACGAGGTAAAAGAAGTACCAAGAAGTGAGTACGAAGCATACGTCCGTAGAACGAAAGATCGTTCATGGCGACCCGTTAAGGTTAAAAAGCCACTAAAAGTCACACGATAAATGAAACAAGAAGATGTAACGGCTCTCGCAGCGTTGTTAAACCTTACTGCGGATCAAGTTGTTAAGGCAGCCGATGAAGGCGGTCTTAGTGAACACATTAATACCTATCTGCCAACGGTCAAGATCATGCCTGTTCAGGATTTTGATACATTGACCGAAAACCTGAAACGTCAGGCTGTTGCGGAATTAGACAAATCGAAACTTCCCCGTGAAATTTACGAATATGTCAAAGGTTCCGTTCTTGAGCAGAAGGAAAAATCGCTTGCTAAACAGTACAATGTTACTGATTATCAAAACTTTGAATCTCTCATAGAGGAAATCATTAAGACCAAGATGAAAACCCCCCCTGATGATGAGGTCAAGCGTCTGAAGGATCGTATCGTTGAACTGGAAGATTCGCATAAAAACGAACTGTCGAATGTAAGCAAGACATTTGACAACCGATTCATTGACATGGAACTAAACCGTGCCATCGGTGAACTCCCCATCGAAGCCGAAGGGGATAAACTGAAAAACCAGCAGGAAGTTGTACGGGCGATGGTAAAGGCAAAACATTCTTTTACCGTTGACAACGACAAAATCCTGACCATCCGTGACGGAAAACCCGTGACGGACACAAAGTTAGACCCTGTACCACTTAACGAAGTGGTGTACATGGTCGCCAAAGACTATGTGAACTTACGTCCCGAACAGGGAGGACGGGGTGATAAATCCTCCTCCGGCGGTGCAGGAATCATCAACTTCACCAAGTATTGCGAGGATAACCATTTACGGCCAAACTCGTTAGAACTACTGAAGGCGAAAAAAGATTTCGAGACCAAGGGGTACAAACTTGAATACTAATGGCTAATTATCAACCTTCGATTCTGCTTGATGCTATTGGACTGATAACCGAAGGGTTCAATAAGCACGAACTTCGCCCCGGCTATTTCGGGGCAACACAGG